ATAAATCCAACCTTCTTTTTCTTGATGACATCTACAGATGTAGAGAAATTCACACCTCAGAAATAAAACATGAACAGGAAGATGAAAGGATTTAATAAAACCTCAGGAAATATAGAGGGCAGCAAGAATGTTAAAATAGCATTCAGGTGATTAAGTATTAAATATCAATCGCATTCTTTGGTTTTACTGGCTACTATTTACCATTGCGGCAAGCAGCTCAAACCCCGATAGTGAAGAGCTCAACTTCCTTGCGATATAATACCAACCCGCCCGTCTGAAGGCGATGGGGGCCCAACGATAAGAAGATTAAAAAACACAACAACCATAGTACTTAACAATGAAGCACAGTGAACTGCAGAAATAAATTCTTATTACACCAAGCAATAGACGCACAGCACGACAAAATTTCCCTCGGCCAATTAAGAATAAACACAAAATAACCAGGAATTTTCCACAAATAACACTGTAATTATTTTTTACAAAGTTAATGTAAGTATTTTTAAATCATCTGAGAGTCTTCTTTTATTCGTAATCACGCATCCCTATGTTATTCAAAAAGAAATAACATCTTAATATCACTACCCACAGTTTGTAGGCCTGGATACGCCGAAGCAATAGATGCCGAAGCGACTCTTTTCCTGGTAACCAGGACTGGCATCTCTGAGGCAGAAGACCAGAATACGAAGCGTATTGCACTAGCAGCTCTGCAGAGAGAACATGCATGAAAACTGGGTTTGGTAGATTTCAGGAGATTCGAGCAGAAGTGAAAATGGCACGCCCTACAGGATTCGAACCTGTGACCTACGGCTTAGAAGTTCCTGGAACTACCTGAGCTAACAACAACTTACCCTATCACCACGGCGCTCACACGTCCCATCTTAGAAAAACATGCAAAGCCTTGCAAACCGATGCAAAGCTTTGTGTGTCCCGTTTTTGTCCCATCAATGGTTGTTATTTTGTCTATATCATGTGCAATATGTTGCACATAGATGAATAAAATTGCCTCCTGATAGTCCATAAACTGTTATCTCTCCAGATGTATTAACTGTAACCCGGGCCTGCGTCCCATCAGCAGCTACACAGAATGACTCCCCAAGAGATGGCGTTGCTCCTATTGGTAGTTTTGCAACAATCACCCCACTCACCGGTCCTGGTGATGTGTTGTTAATTAATAAATTTACAGAGACTGCACCATCAGATAGCTTTCTATACTTTGCATCTGTTGCGGATGTCCACCCATTCATTCCTATTCCGAACAAAGAGAAGTCTTCAGTTTTAAGCCCACTTCCAGAATCAGTTACATCCCCCATAAGTGATTTGGCGAACGCTCTTGAAACTAGGAATTGAGAGTTTTGTGTTAAATGTAGTGTGTCATATACGGCTGGATCTTTGTGTTGATTTGCAAGTTCTGGATTTGTTGAGGTGTTTCTAAAGTCAGCAAGAATCGGTCCGGTTATTGTGGTTAAATCAACAAGCCTTACGCGAGGACTATTCCAGCTTGCAACCTCTCTAATAAGTGCTGATCTATATAGTTTCCCCTTATCATAATTTACAGCTCCACCTCCTCCGCCTGGTAACTGCGCTTGGGTATACCACATTGGAGGAACACCGAGGATTACCCTAGACCCATTATTCAGGATATTGTTAATCATGGCATGTACATTTGATATGTAAGTATCAACGCCTGACTGACCTTGGATGTCATTAGTTCCAATTAGAATAAAATGATAATTATAATCACCAACTTGTACTGTATCCATTTTTGCAAGTTGATCAGCAGACCCCGCTCCTGGTATGGCGTAGTTATCAAACTTAGAAATACGAATCCCATTTGACGCATCCAGCATATCTTCAAGAATCTTTGGCCATGTAGTTGGCATGCTAGATCCTGTCAAAGAGTCTCCCCATGAAGCAATCCTAAGAAATCTACCAGTATCAGGCGTGACGCCTTTATGGGTAGTCATATCTTTGAGCGTCAACTGGCCAGTTCCTTGTATCCCACAGCCATATTCAAGGATATCAGAAGGTGTATCTTGTGTATGAACAGCAAAACCATTAAGCAAGATAGTAAATCTTCTTTTACTATCTACTCTAATAGTTACCACGCTTTCAAACATAAAGTAACTTGCATGAGTATGCATTCCCTGATAGACAATATCATCTACAGAAACAACTCCACCAACAGGTTTTGTTGCAATCTTTGGAGTTAAATTAGAAATCCCATTACCATCACTCCAAAACCAATAACGCCTATCTTCACATAAAATAATTCCTGAGCTTGATACTGATGTTGCAGTAGGTGAATCAGCAGAAAAGTTTAGCGACTCACCAGGAGAGCATCTTAACATTCCATACTGAGTGATAAACAGATCTGTATTTGTTATCGCAAAAGCATATTGATTTGCAGCAGGAGATACAGTGGTTCTTATATCTGTACGTTGATCAAATGCATAATATTTAAGATCACTTGTAGCATCTATAGGAATCCATCTTGAAGAATCTCTATCTTGAATATCTGTCCATAATGGCCTATCTGCAGCCCTTCGATTAGTTGATTTTGTATACTGGAATGTGCAAGCACCAGAACTGTTAATGAAATCAACATCAACATTCCTTATCCAATGGATTGAGTTACTAAGATAACCAGCGTCAGGAACAGTAAATTTAACTCCATCTTCCACATCTAAGGTGATATTATCAGTATCAGACATAAGTATTGATGAAAATTTATAGTTCCTTCCACCACTTACAGGGAATTTAACTATACCTGAGTGACCCAGCGCGCTTACTGCTCTCTTTAGAGCCTCTGAGTTATCAGTAACTCCATCTCCAGAGGCTTGAACACCAGGAGAAACTTCAAAATCTAAAATACTAACAACCCTTTCATTGTATTCATGTTGAGTTGTAGAGAAGCTTCCATTTTCTGTTTTTTGGACCCATACTCTTGAATCATTAACAAGTACTGGTGGGCCATCAAGCATCAACTCTTGTCTAAACTGGTCAGGATCGTACTTCAAGATATTAGGAAAGTAGAATTGCTGTGTTCCATAGGCATCATATACAGCCATTGAATGGCCTTGTACTGTAACAAACTTAGCAATTTGCCCATTGTATACAGGGTATCCTCCGGTATTGATAATCAGAGGTTGAGCAACCGGAACATAGCTACCATCTTCATTTTCAAGATAAACCTGAATCTGATTTGCAGGGTTTACGGGGTCAGTGTTAATCTGACCAATATAGATTTTACCACTGGCTGCCGCTTTGAATGAGCGAGCCAAGGTGAATAGCTGTGAAGGCATGCTAACTACTACGTTGGCAGTGATATCTGACATTTACTGTGCTCCAGGCGCAGCAATACCGCACAAGCTAAAACTTGCGCAGTATTGCATGATAGTTGGATGGTTTATAATTAGGCGGTCACGCCATTAGAGGAATAATATGAAGAACAAAATTGTTAGTTGTTTAAAAACCATCGCATTCATCATTATGATGACGTCAGCAGGATATGGTTTAATTCCTGAAGTTGGAGATTCTCATGGAGCTTTTTCATTTCTGTGCTTATCGATTGCAATTCTGATAGCTTGGAGTGATATAAAATCATTCCTGAGAGATTTGAAAATGTAGCCATCCATGGTTACTCTTCATTCATTCCGCTTAGAGTTGCTACGATGCCAGCCCTTGATAGATTGTTGAACTCTTCTGTGCTCAATGTATCTCTCAGGGCTTTTACTGCTGCGCTATTAGACAGGAATCTTTTTTCAGCTGCAGAGACTGCTCGCTCACCCCCCCCTGACTGAACGGCTTTAGACGCTTCCTGAATTGCCTTCTCAATCGCATATCTCCCACTTCTCTTCGTCGCTATCTTGCCGGCAGCAGATTTAATCGCCGTACTGGCAACCGCTCCCGCAACAGCACCTGGCATTCCACCACCACCAAGCCCAACTATAGATCCAGTTGCAGAGTTGCCAGCTGCATTGATAATAGCCTGCAAAATCTTTGGCATTCCTGCATTCAATTGCTCAAGAGCAGGTGCGGATCTTCCAGTTTGCTCTACATACTGCAGTGGTTTTGTGGCTGCCCTCGCAAGCTTTCCGTAAGCGTCAGCAATACGGCCAACTTCAGGTGAATAGCGACTTATAGCGTTGACGTTCTGAGGGGTTAGGATTGAAGCTATGTGTTTTATTCCTGAAGCCTCAGCAGTTCCTCCCCTAACACCATGCGATGCTGCATCCTGGAGAATTGATGATATAGCTGATCCCCTTTCGGCAGGAGGAACTGCAGACATGATTTTGTGGAAATCATTAACACCACGCTTAGAAGATGACTGAAGAGCAGTAACACCCTTAGTTACTAAGGCGTCACTGGCAAGGTCTCTTCCGAATACTGACTCTGCATCTTTCTGAGCTGATATTCTTGCCTTGGATAAATCATTGGCCTTTGACCAGTCGTCAAGAAAACCACCTTTACTGGCCATGCTCTGCATGTCATCAGTAATGGCTCTCCTAACCTCTCCAGCTCGTCTGGCAGCATTAGCCTCACCACTGCGGATATACTTCTGCTCAGCATCAGCAAATTTAGACCGCCATGCCTTCATTCCATCAAAAGTAACTCCGCCTTTACTGTTTGCCGCTTCAAACTGCTTCATCTCTGGTGACAGTGGAACTCCAGCAGACTTCTCACCTTGAACGACAGCGTTCGCATTTCCCATGCGCATCTTCTGATTTGGCATTGTTGAGCGAACGTCATTCCATGCGTTTTGTTCAGCAGACTTCATCTGGTCGAGGTTTGAGATTACACGCTGCTTTATAGCAGCACTTTTCTCTGATGCATTACCGGCCGCCGCGCCTAAGTCATCAAGGTTTTGATTAAGCTTTGTCGCAATCTCACTAAATGCAGCCTTATGAGCATCCTGTGCGGCACCAGGAATAGATGAGAGTATCCCTTCAGCCTGAGCAACACCTTCACTTCCTGACCTCATTCCAGGTGTGAGGGCTCTTACATCAACTCCAGCAGCATTTGCAGCCTGTGCAACGTCATCAGTAACATTTGCAGCCTGTGACGCTATTGCCTCTCTACCGGCAGCCGTTCTTGATAACTGTGAAACATTATTAGCTGTTTTGATCGCATTAGATGGAGCGTTACTTGCAGCCGGAGATATTGCTTTTGCCAGGCCTGAGAGCACCCCTTGTGCCCCGAGGTTAACCCCTGCGTTAATCGCTGCATTTTGCGCAAAATCCCCTTGTTGATTGGATGCATCTGCAAGAGAACCAAGCGCCATATTTCCAGCAACACCAATTCCAGGAGTTAGGTAGTTTCCTACTGTCTCGCCTGCCTGAGCATATGGGTCTGTTGGTCTATCTACTGGTCGATACACATCATCAAGAATCTTTGGACCCCCTAGATTCTGACTTAGTGCGTTGATAAGACTAGCACCACCCTGAAGAGCATCAAATGGGATATTTACCAGGCCGCGCCCCGCTTGTTCTGCAATCTGACCAGCTGATTTACCGCCTGTTAGCCAGTCTCCAACCTGCTGCATCATGGATTGCTCTGGTTGTGTTGGCTGCCGCTGAGTTTGCTGAGGTGCTGGAGAGGGATATGCAGAGTAAAAAGCCTGTTTTGCCTTTTCTGTATCGCTACCAGCCTGCGGTGCAACAACCTCATTGAAGTACTGCTCTTGGGCCTGTGATTTCTGCTCTGGATTTAGAGATTGGTATTGCTGTGTGGAAATGACATCTTTCCATGCCTTAGCCATTAATCACCCCACAATGATGAATACCCGCTTTGCTGGCCGGACTGGTTTGATTGTGAGCCTTCTTGTGGCTCCTGATAGTCAAACTGCTTCTTCACGTTTGATAACTTACCCTGCAACTGACTGCGGATTTTACCCATTGAAGATCTGAATTCTTTTTCACTCATCTTCGGGCTCAATGCGCCAACTGCATCACTTAGCTTTTTACCCTCCGCATCTGATAGCGCACCCATACCCTTCATAGACTGGACCATAGGCAGGAATGTCTGTGCTTTGAATGTATCTAGTCTTGCCTCAAAGTTAGCGGCGTCACTTCCCGGTATTGTCGGGAATGCTGATTTGATACCAACTGCCTTAGATAATCCCGGGCTGTTTTCAAGTTCATTAAGCGAGTCAAGAGCCGTATTAAATGTATCAACAGCACCCTTTCCAACCGCCTGGCGGTCTGCTGTTGCTTGTTGCGCTTTCTGCTGAGCATCAGCTTGCTTCTGTTTCAGTTCATCAAGTTTTACTGAATTCGTTTCTCGAGCGATTTGACGATCAAGGCTCTTATCCTGAAGTTCTGCCAGCTGAATTTCACGACTTAGCCTGGCGTTTTCAGCGCTAATGTTTTGACCGCGAACTTGAATATCCTGGCCACGCTGCTGAAGTGCTTCTCCTGCCTGGTTGCTTCTTACCTGCTCAGCTAGCTTGTCTTTATTCAGAGCCTGAGTAGCAATCTTGTCCTGTGCGTTGTAGTAGTCTACAGGACCAAGTGCAGCCATGCCGAGGTGGTCAGCAAACTCAGCGAATCCTTGTGGATTTTGCTGATACATCTGTGCAACGTCTTGTGGATTTATCCCTGAGCGTACTAGGTCAGCAGCATTATTCTGAAGCCATGAACCCATTGCCTGAGGCGATGATGAAGCAAGTCTAGCGCTGGCTGCGAGATTTCCTACAGTAGAACGCTGCTCATCATCGACAAACTTCATCCCTTTCTGGACTGCATCAAACTGCTCAGGATAAGCAGAGGCCAGTTGTCGCATAGCGTTACGGTCTCCGGATGCATATGCATTGCCATATGCTTGCTGGAACTCCTGCTGTCGCAGCGCTTGCTCTTGTTGCTTATAGATATCCATTACAGATGAAACACCTTGCAATGCCTGCAGGCCAACGTTATTTCGACCTGAGCGATCATCTTCGTTGTTCTGCCTGATGTACGCTAATGCAGCATTTGCATCACTAGCTTGCGGAGCATTAACGTTACTACCGCCAAGACTAGCAAGCAGACCCCCGGCATTACCTTGCTGCCATGTAGCCATCTTTCACCTCAGAATAGTAATGAACCAAGAGCACCAACGCCTGCGCCGATCGCCGTACCCCAACCAGGCATGATTGCTGTACCCATTGCTGCGCCAGAAGCCGCACCGCCAAGCATTTTCTGCCCTGTTGATGGCTGATTGGCATTTGCCGCTGATGCGTTAGCCTGCTGCTGATATAACTGACCTACGTTATTTGCGTAGTTCTGTCCGGCAGTTGCTTGACCAGTAAGGGCACCCAACCCGATATTCGCCAGGTTCTGATAGTTGTTCATCTGGCCTGATAGCCAGTTCTGACCAAGCGTGGGGGCGATGGTGGCAAGTGAGTTAGTTGTAGCCGTAGAGCCTAATCCACCTGTTGCTTCAGCCGAGTTAAGCGCCTGGTAACGAAGTTGCCCAGCCATATCTTTGTACTGCTGAGAGCCGTAATAATCGTTCAGCGCTGATTGCTGACCTTGCGGAGTTGATAATCCCTGAAGCTGCTGAATGTACTGCTGAGCAAGAGGAGTGAAAGGTGCCAGGTTATTCATGTTCGTCTGCCACATCTCACGCTGCAGATCGATACCTTTCTGTGTTGCTTCAGCCTGGGCTCCTGCTCCGTTATCTCCACCGCCTTTTTGATACACTGCCTTACTGAGGTGCTTGTTAGCTATCTGAAAAATTAACATCGATTAGTTCCTCGTATTTCGAGCGCGGTAATTGGTAGAGAGTGATTCCTACAGGATTCCCATTGCTCATATAAGCATCATCAAGATGACCAACACGAGTAGCGCCAAGCAGTCTGATGATTGCGCGGCCGTACTTTGTGGTGTCAGGAACCATTGTGATGCTGTTAAGGAATGGAGAGTTTTCAAGAAGCCATTTGCAGAAGAGCCTGTGACCTTGCAGAGCGTATTCACCACGAAAACCAGGCTGATAAATCGCATGGCATTCCACTACGCTGTGCCAGAAGTTACGAACCTCATGAACGCCAGCCAGAAGAACGCCTTCATAGATACCGAGATATACCGCATCAGGCTTGATGTAGTACTTATCTCCGCTGTCTACGATATTTCCTGTGTTTTCTGGATTGTTGAGGAATTCTGCAAGCTTCACCGGATTATCGATGAGCTTTATTTCCATTATGAATCTATCAACCCGTGACCGGAAGTTGCTCCTAGGGCGTTTTGAAGCGCTACAGTTAACTGCCTAACCTGCTGCAGTCCTGTAGCGATAGCCTGAACTTCAGCTTGTGAATAAGTAGCACCAACAGTATATGTCGTACCCCCATTTATCCCTGACTTTGATGCTGTACCGGTAGATGCTGTCCAGCCTGTATTTCTTGAGCCGATAACTTTTGTTGCGCCTACAGAGTATGAGGTCGCTACGTTGAGTGGTGATGCCAACGATTGTGATGTTGTTACTGACTTAGAAACATAATCAGCTTGTAGGTTGTCGATATCCGTTTCTGCTGTTGATACCCTACCTGTAAGCGCAGTCAGATCGGACTGAATGGTTACTATCTCTCCTTCAGCCGTGGTGAGTCGAACATCAAGAGCGGAAATTGCTGCAGTATTTGCAGTAATCCTTACCTCATGACCATCAACCTCAATGCGAAGCTGTTGAATCCTTGCTTCGTGGTCAGCAAGCTCAACATCCTGTTCGGCATTCTTTACCTGCGCATCATATGCACCTTGCCCAGCATCATTGGCCTTTCCGGCTATATTTGTGAAATCTACGACCTGAGAAAGGATATATTGTTCATATGCAGGATTTAGGCCTCTTGGTAGAGATGACGCATTGATTCCTATAGCCCGTACAACGACAGGGTCTTTGAGTGAATCATCAGCCATTACTCAATCCTTATCTGACACCCAGACAGAGTTACAGGTGACTTAGTGATTACGCGAAGTTTGAACCCTACCGATTTTCGAATTCGACCAATGCGCTTCCAGATTACGCGCATGTCGTACACGAACGGCTTATTCTGCTCAATCATCTGCTCACGGCCGTAATTTATGCCATCAGTTGTTGCTGAAAGAAAAAGCCTGTCGGCGTACTGAGCAACGCCAGTTGATGAGTCAACCTCAAGGTCAAACACTCTGGCGTTATCGGCTTTAAATAGCGGAGTGAAAAGCAAGTGCTCTTGCTGCTTGTCATACTGCGATGAAATATCGAACTTCATTCTGCCGGTAATTGGCTCTAACTTATCACCGCAGGTTATGTCATTTCCTTCATACATGAAGTCAATGCCACGATAGACATCATCATAAAGACCTGTTTTCAGTATCGCCCACTGAGGCCCGTTAGCGCTTGACGAGGCGTCATATACGAGAACATGCCTAGGCAGGTGGATAATTAGAAGCTCATGAGCATCAAACCGCAATGCTTCCATCACCGTCTGAGAAAGCTCATCAGATGTGTAAGAACGAATGATCTTCTCGACGCTAGCGGTAGCTATGGGATTTGAACGACCAGAGTCGATAATATAAACGGATGGAGCACCATTTGCCGGACTACTAACAATGGCTATTGCATCCATGAACGAACATTTGCAATAGGTTCCTGCAATACCTTTCTGGACCATGTAAGCCGGGTTTGCAACGTAAATGGCTGAGCCTACAGTTGTTGAACCAGTTAGCGTGAAATACTCTATTGTCGAAGAGCCAAAGCATACGATGAAGTCTCGCCATGAACCTATACCAACAATCCCATCAGGCTGTGATTCTGCTCGATATTCTGCGCTGTATCTGTCTGGGTGAGACTCATCTTCCAGGTCAGAGATAAACCATGAGTCAGAATTATTTTTAGCCCATGCGTACCGACCTCTAAGCCTTGTAACGTCCCTAGCTTCTCCCAGGTCGTATTGTGTGAAGGTTGACCCCTCTGGCCAATTGCTTATTACCTTCACTCCTCCATCATATCGATAAAGGCTTATCTTTCCATCAACACATACAGCTTGAGATGTCCTTCCATAGGCCATTGAAACCCTACCAAAATAGCCTACATCAGCAATTTCCCTTTGCGAGTTGTAAAGCTTATTGCCAAGAACGCGATATACAGAGTTTTGCGCAGTGTTATATATGACACCTCGAGATACTCCGTTAACATCGCTTAGCTTCTCCATACCAGGAAATGAGCGCAAGTAACCGCTGCTGTTCAACACTTCTTTCGGTGTAGCCAACATGTTCACTGGAAGATAGTCAATATAGTCGGCATTTCTGAAGTCTTTGCCGACTCCTTTCATCAATGGAAGCTGCTGAATCGGCATTAGATCACCTATGGGTTTGGTATGTCGCCATCAATAGGTGGCAAGTCACCAGGGTAGTATCTGTTAACGGTGTAGACGTCATATTTATTACCCTGACCAACAGGGAAGTCGCCACGACGCCGCATTGAAGGAACGACTAATGTGTCAGTTAGAAGTGCGTCGTATGAACGTTCAGCATTACTTAGAACCTGTGCCGATGGCTCAAGGCTATAATCAGACAGCATTCTCAATAGCAGCTGGTATCCAACTGCATGCTTGTATTTCCTTGGAAGACCAGAATCATCATCAGGAAGTGGCTCTTCATCGACGAGAGAAAATGAATAGCCAATGTCACCAGGATTAATTAGCCATTCTGACATCATGTCTTCAAGATCTTGAATTGCATCTTCTACTGACTGTGGCTCTACATCTGTTAATGAAGCATTTGAAGCTATAGCGAACTTACGAAGTGAAAAAAGAACTATCTCACCCTTTGTCAGAATCGTTGCCATTGTCTGCCGCCTTACGTCCGCGCTTGGTTGCAGGCTTTAAATCGTCAACCGATGCGACGAAGCCTAGCTTTTCGTAAATCGGGAAGTCTTTCTCTACGATAACGGCCTGAACGTGTCCAGCTTCGTTATCTGCAGTAAGGAATACACTCATGCGATCCATGTCTTCTCCTCAAAAAATAAAGGGGCCGAAGCCCCTTAATGTTATGGGTTGCCGAAGAACTGGCCGCCCATGTGTGGGTTGAAGCACACGTAAGCAGGCAGCAGGTCGAAACGCATTTTCTGCACGTTGGCGTCGCCATCAGCATATTTGTGCACGCGGATGGAGAACCCTTCGTAGGTTGCGACTGCGGAGTCGATGCTGTTCAGTTTCGGAAGCGGGATGGTACCAAGTCCGCAGAAGAATTTGTTGTAGAACAGGTTCGGCTTCATGGTCTGGCTGGCGGTTCCGATCACAGTAACAGCGTCACCTGCTACAACCTGGCGGCTAACGGCGTTGTATTGCTGCTGCGGTGCTGCGTCGTAAATCGGAACACCTGACAGGGTTACAGTTACCTGACCGCCTGCGGTAGAGTTTGCGTCCTGCAGGACAGTTGCCGTGAAGCTGATCGGAGTTGAACCATTATACAGTGCTTGTTTGCTCTGCTGGTTCAGCCAGAAGGTGTTGGTGAACTTAATCTGGTCGCCAGCTTTCAGGAAGCCGTTGACAGATGCCGTTGCGCCAGCCAGCGTTACGGTAAACTGGTATGAGTCCTTAACCGCAATATAGGTAACTGTTGGGTTTGCCTGTACGGTCAAAGTTCCGCCAAAAGCACCCTGAGAACGTGAAGCCAATCCATTGGACATCAGGGCGCGGATGCCACCGAAGTTACCGGAGATTTGCGCATCTTCCCAGGCAGTCTGGATCAGCTTGTCAGAGCCATGCAGCCCCGACTGCGCATCAGCCAGGCGCTGAGCAGACCATGGGTCCATAACCGCGTAATTTTCACCTTCATTGACACCCAAATCCTTCAGGAATGAGGCAGTTTGCGCCACATCAGACCATTTGTTGATCGGGGTATTCGGGCTGCCGAGAGAAAGAGCACCGTTGTTCATCATGAACTTGGCGAGTTCAGTTTCCAGATCAGTGACGATGCGTTGACGAACCGGCATCAGAATTTCATCCAACTGGTTCAGCTTAATAGCTTCTTCCAGTTGACCGTATTCCACTGCAACAGTGATGTAATTACCAACTCGGCCAGTTGCTTTTCCTGATACCAGGTTGTTTTTGGTCTGCCCGGAGATATCACCGGTAGCGGTACGCAGAGATGAGAACTGATGTGGGCGCTTGAAGCTTACGCTATCACCAGTGCTGGAGTTGATTTCACCTGCCAGCAGCTGACGGTCAACTGTTTTAGCCAACACCAGGTCAGACATAAAGCCAGGAAGGAATTTCTTCAGGACGATCTGACTGACGTTACTGTCGAGGTTGTTAGTAGTAGCCATTTATGGTTCCTTTATTCGATGATTGCGCCGGGACATTTTTTGTTGAAGTCATCTTGTTTCGCATCAGCGCCGCCACCGCGAACTTCCGGCTCTGGTTTGATGGCTTTCTTAGGTTTCGGTGCAAGGCTAACCTGCTTGCTAATCTGGCCTAAGAGGAATGCTGCGCGAATTGGGTCTGTCTCAGCGGCTACACGCTGGCGTAGTTGTGGGTTCTTACCGAGCGCATAGGCGATCAGTTCCGAACCCTCGTCTGCTGCATGAATAATAATTTCCTGCTGAATAGGCTTAAGCTCACTAAGCACGATGCTCTCCATCTCCTGGTAATCTTTTACCGGGAGCTTTGCTGCTCTCTGCTTGTGCGCTTCTACCCGCTGCTGGAACCTTTGTTGATATTCCTGCTGCTGACGCTGTTGCTGCTGCTTCTGCTGCTCGGCACGGCTCTTTTTCTCATGCCAGTCAGTCACTGCCTGTTCAAACGCCGCCTCATCGTAGTCGCACGACTCAAGAGTCGGCTTTGGAGGTAATGCGTCTGATTGCGGTTGCTGCACTTCTGCAGGCTTGGATTGGATATCCTCAAGCTGGCGGCGCAGTTCCCGTAACTCTTTATCTTTCTCGCGGTTGTTCTTGCGTAAATCTTTCACCCACTGAGGTGCAGGCTGACCATCTACGTGATCGTCATCCTCTTCCGTCAGTTGAATTTCTTCGTCACCGATACGCAGGGAGTATTCATCCGGCTGCTCTTCGGCCTGTTCATTTTCGGTCTGCTCTGGCTTTTCAGTAGATTCCTGGCTTTCGTTCTCAGTTGGCTTCTGTTGCTGCTCAGCACCTGCTGCTTCGGTCGATTCCTGTTTTTCAGACAGGTCAATAACCTGACCGTCGATGATCAGTTCGCTTTCCATTGATTACTCCTGATTAACTCGACAGTGAGCCTGTCGGTGGCTGTGGTGATGGGATTTGGCTTTGTTGCTGTGAAAGAAGGTCATTAAGGAGGTTTATTGCATCCATAACTCCCTGCTTATTTATTTGCTCTGCCTGAGAAAGCTTATAGATAACATTCGCCTGGCTTTCTCTTGCATCCTGTTGAGCTGTGTACGCTTTAATCTGCGTCTGAACAGTCTCGTTTTGTGACTTCTGAACTTCAGCCTGCGCCGCTACCATTTGAGCCTGAGCTATAACCATATTTGGGTCAGGTTGGTTTTGCGCAGCCTGTTGTGCCTGCTGAACAATCTGCTGTTCTTTGGCGTTTCTAGGCTTGGCGATTCCTGAAGTTAGCAACTGGTTGCGGTTGTACTCTTTGAAGTCATCCAGACCTTCTCCGTCGATGTTGTCCAGAATGATTCCCTGAATAGCAGGACGCATCGGGTCATTTGGTAACATCGTGCTGAGAACATTTGTCAGTACTGACACTGTCGCATCGCGCCGCGCGGTATAACTTGGCCCTACATCGACAGTGACATCGTAACGACCAGTAGACAGGTCATTCAGTGCAACAACATTCCCAGTCTGGCGATCTACAACCTGCGCATTCATCAGCGCGATATCGTCGGTACCATCCTCGTTGACGACGCGAACCTCGCGATCTGAGCCGTAAACCTCTCGCGCCATAGACAACCAGACTTCACCGGCGCGCTTAAGGCTCTTCGCCATGTTGTCCAGATAGATGAACGATGCCATGTCGGCGCGATTCATCAGGTTGTTTACCGTTTCCTGAGCGACGTTGCTAGGCATCTGCTGCATAGCCTGGCTGCCACCGGTTACTTCCTGAATATCTGCACTTGTCTGCTGAAGTAATGCAGCAAGAGCTTGGTTCATCACTGCTGGTTGCGTGTAACCTGCTGGCGTAGCACCCGCGATGATATTCCCAGCCTTATCTTTCACTTCACGAAGAGGAAGAAACGCAGGACGTTTCTTATTTCGTGCTTCCCAGTGTTTCTCGAGCCCTCGTATCTGCTCCATGCCAACGATAGGTATTTGCCCAGGGTCTTGTGCTGCTGTATCTGCCAGCATCGAAACCTGAAGGTTGTATAGACGCTGTGGGTCCATAGCCTTGGCAATATGACCTTCAACGCGCTCAATGTCGTCGATAAACCAACGCTTGCCATACACTGGGATTAGCGGGATATGCTCACCAGGTATCCGGCGCGGCTTATCAAGGAATGCGTCACCATCAACCACAGACACATAAACTCGACGGCGCTTTACTGAACGCCTGGCAACCTCCACGAATCCAGAAGCAACCAGTTCATCTTCAATATCTTCAATCTGGTCGCTATCGTATGTTGCGATTTCTCCAGTCAAAGGCTGCTGATAACTGATTACATCCACTGATTCTTTGCGTACTTCGTAATACTTAGCGATGTAAACAACTTCAGGCTGGAACCAGTCGTAATCCCAAAGTGATGTAGTTGCTATATCTAGTGATGCAGGTGGTTTCTTGCCGTATTCAGCTTCATATTTTTCAGGTGACATTGAGTACATGCAGAACGCCCAAAGGGCATCTGACTTATCGTACTTCTTCGCGTCAGGGTCGAACCATACAGAGCGTGATGGGTCATAGATTGGTTCGATAGCAATACGCTGACGCTCATCCATCGGGTCATATTCGTTTACCAGCATCGATGTCAGGCGGAAGCAACCAAAACCACCAGTAGCCGCATCATCAAATGCGTTGTCACACGCCTCACCGCCATCCGTCTCTTCGTAGTCAGCGCGGAACAGGCCGTTTAGCTTGTTCGCTAACTCTTCGCTGGCCTCTTTGTCGCCTGGGCGAAACTTAACAGTGATTCGGTTATTGCGATATTCAGCAATGATGCGGTTAAGCTCTGTAGCAACCTTGTTTATTTCGAACTTTGGATACTTCTCGAACTGGTCATCAAGCTTGGTTCCCGCAGCTGTTGCTCCTTCCCATTGACCGCCAGGGACACGAGCGAATCGCGTAGCCTCAATGCACTTTTCGCGCACGTCTTGCTGCGGCGTATAGGCGCGGTCAAACCTGAGCATGACGCGCTCATGTTTTTTCTCTAATGTCTCTGCCATTTTTACCAACCGGAGGATGAGGGAACGTAGATTTCCGTTTCTTCTGGCGCCATCGCCGGACAATGCATGCACATCATCAGAGAGTCGGCCAGGTTAGGTGACGGAATGCCAAGCTTTTGCTTCATGTCTACCTTCGTCATAAGCTCAAGCTTTCCGTTGCCATTGAATTTGCGCTGTATCTGCGTGAGTTCAGCGAATGCCTTTTCAAGCATCTTCTCGCCGATAGCTTCCTTGTCGAAGCTAAGCATGCTGTCAGGGTCTGCGTAATCACCGTGTACAACGGCGCGGTACGTCATATATAGCCTGTCAGCCAGGGCGTAATAGAATTGCGCGCGCTTATTGCGGAACACATCGCCAATGGTGCGGATGTTGTCACCCTGCACCACTTCATCAGCCCATGCGCCAGACTGATACGGCGCATCCTCATCGAACGGTGATTCGCTACCCTTGAACATGGTAGCGGTGATCTTCTTGCCGGCGAATGAGTCAGTCACCTGGCGACGCAAGCCTGCGCCGAGGCCGTCACCATCCCAGAGGAAGTGATCAGCGCCATCGTTAATAGCAAGCCCAGTCGCCCAGTCGGCGCCATCGTTAACGTCGATATGCTCTGGCGGCTCAGCAATGCGCTTGACTACCGATCCATGGCGCATGGCATAGCCTTTGGCATCCGGCCCGGTGTCTGATGGGTCGTGAGAAGCAACGACAGCGCCTCTCGCTTTCCATCCTAGCTTCTTGTGCGCATCTGTGGCCGCTTCCAGCCACTCACGCTTGATGATTGCCATGTCGCTTGCGCTTACCGGCTCACCGAGCCAGATGTGACGATACAGGGTAGGGTTGCGCCGCTTGCACTCTTCCATCTCAAGGCGGAGAACTTCAGGGAAGTGCGGATTGTCGGTATAGTTCACCGTCAGCAGACAAATATCATCAGGATGGTCGACAACGAAGCGCTGATAGGTATCGTCCAGGATGTTCTTCGGGTTGAAGCTGACCCAGATTTCAGAGTTAGGCTTTCGGATGGTCGGGATAAGAATATCCCATGACTCCTTCGTCACAGCCTCAGCCTCTTCAACCCAGCAGATGTCTATCCCCTCGAGGGATTTAATCTTCGTCGGGTTATTCTTGATGCCGTAGAACATGAACTCGGCGTTGGTACCGAGGTGCCGAATCATTGACCTCTGGATTTCAAACTCAGATGAATATCCTTCGCGTTCTATTGTGTCCTCAAGCAATCTGATCACCGAGTCACTGATACTGTTCTGCAACTCGCGAGCACATAGTATACGAACAGGCTGTCGCCTTGCCGCTTCAACAAGCAAGCGAGCCATCGCCCATGACTTACCGCTACCTCGACCGCCCTTAGCGACCTTATAACGATGCGCATTGATGAACGGTTGGAAGATAGGGTTAATCGTTGTCATTTTCCGAATAGCGTACTCATTGGTGATGTTTCAATTTTGATAGCGCCACCGTCTTTACCTACCAACTCATTGGTGACCTTATCTCCGTATTTTCGCGGGTTCATTCGAGCAAGCGCCCACTTCCTGGTATCAACGCGCAACCTTGCCTTTGCAACCTCAGCTGAATCAGGAAGAACATCATCAGCGATGTCGAACATCTCTTCGAAAATGGCATCAGCTCTCGCCTCGGTTGCCTTCACGTACTTGTCGCGAAATTCCTCGTGCTCTGCCATCCAGCGGAATACCGTAGACTTATCTGGCATGCCTGGACGCTTGCAAACCTTAACTAAGCTTTCACCGGAGGAGAGAAGCGCACAAATATCATCAGCCACCTCCGGCATGTAATCCGAAGGGCGACCGGCTTTACCTTTCTCAGCCGCCATAATTCTTTACGCCTTAGTGAATGCCTGAGCGTATTCAACCATACGGCCAGGAGTTAACTGGATAACGCTCATGTCACCCAATGGCAGGAAGCCAGCAGCGATCTTCGCGTTGCACTTAATGGTGAAGTCTGCTCGATCTGAGCTAACCGCAATGTCGTAATCAGTAATAGTCGTTCCACCTGCTGCGACAACCTGGAAATACTCTGTCTTTGTTGGCGTAGCCTTTACGCCAACGAGGCCGCCATTAGGAAACCGAGAAGCAGCAATGTGAGCTTTTACGACAGGAATGAGGTTAGCCACAGAGCCAGCCGTTGTTGTCTGCATAGAAGTGATTGCCATGATATTTCCTTTTAGCTAATTGAGACTTCGGCAGAGTCGCCGTCGCTTGAGGCTGTGCGTATCCACGCGATAGTAGGAGGTGTAATCGTTGCCCAGTTATCGTCGTTATCTGTAAGAATGTGACCTTGCCAATATCCGACGCCGGGGCTTGTTGTTGCATCTGCCAGACGAACAGCTCCATATAGAACTTGAATGGTTTTGTTCTGCGTTCCATCAGATACCTGAATCCAGGTAGAGCCAACAGTCAGCATTTGGGTATTTACTGCCATTGGTTATCCTCAGGTCAGGAGTTGTGTATAGGCTTCAGGAATCGTCGCGGTAGTTCCGGCTGTGCGCCTTACTGCGAAATACCATCCTGCAGGAATAAGAGCTTCAACGGATCCACGCATTCCAACACCAACACCAACAAGCGTCAGCGTTCCGGTTAGTGATCCTCGCCATGTATCAGCTTTTGTTCCGCCAGTGGTGCCGACAGTGTTCGTTGCGCTAATCCACAGCTCACAGGTATCACCAACCGTACCAGCCACGGCGATTGCATAGTTAGCGTCTATCATGACTGATACGCGGTATGGTTTGGTTGTGTCTGCAGGTCTATATGCAGTTCCGAAGGCCACTGTAAGAGACGCAGGAGCGGATGGAGATAATCCAATGCCTTGCGCACCAGTTGCTCCAACAGGAATGCCGAGGTTTAACGTCTGGTTTGGTGCTGCACCAGTTATGTTTGCGGTAGCCGAACTCCCTACTGGCAACGTTGTTACAGTGCCAATAGTAAGAGTGTTGGCTGGCCCTGGTGTTCCTGTTCCGGTATTACCTATTGGAATTCCCAGATTCAGTGTCTGATTCGGCGATGTTCCAGTGATTGTCGCTGTTGCGGGAGAGCCAGCAGGTAAAGAAGTTACCGTTCCAATCGCAAGAGTATTTGATGCGCCAGGTTGACCGGCAATAACAATTGCTCTTCCTTTGATGATCATGCTAACCCCTCACGATTTCACAACGAGCTTACTTACCTTTCTTTGGCTTCTTGAGCACCTTGTTAGCCTTGGCGTCAATTTTTTCTTTTGCAGATGGAGATAACTTACCTTCGTTTTCCATCTGAGTAGCACGAGCCTTTGCGTTGGCTGCATGAGCTTTATCCGGCATTGGATAACTGCGAGTACCTGGCATTCCAAATTCAGATTTTGGAATCTTCTTGCGTTTTGCTGCTGTTAGCTTTGCCATTTTGTGATTCCTGAAGAAATGGAGAGAAGTGGGTAAACATCCTGTCAAGCATGTAGCAGTACGTCTCGTTTGCTTTTGATGCGTCGATATCTACCCCAGCATCGCTACAGCAGAAGAATGTTGCATGAGCACATTCGTGGACAAGTGTTGACAACTTTCCATCAAATACGCCAACGATGTAGAAGTTCTCTGAAGATGAGTCATTGACGAAGTGTCTACAGAGTCCGTTATTAAGTGATATTCCATCTGCACTGCAGCCAATCGCCTTCATTGCATCAATATATTCTTGCTTGCTTCTGCACAGATAGATTGTTGCGCACTGGAACAATGGCACTAAGTAACTTGGCAATTTAGGCCACTTAGCTTTAGCCATTTCATGCCCCGGATGTAAAAAGCGTTAATGCTTCTTGAGCTTCGCGAACTGCTTTATCAACACGGGATACTGGAGTTGGCTGTGCAGCCGCAATAACCAACTGGTCTTTGAACAATTCAAACTTGAGCTTGTTACCCGCGACGAAGGTGATCGCCTTTTCTGCTGCCGCGGTATCACTCTGAACCAAGCGAAGGATATCGAGGTTCATCTGCTGCAATTCTGTCAATGCGGTAATCTCTGCCATTGTTGGCTCCGGTTGTTGGGATAAGCCATTATCAAAGCCACTCAGAGAATGGCTTTTGTAGTGTCTATCCGATACGAGGGATATTTGTTATTTATCCGCTTTAGAGGATAAGCCTTCTTCTATCTGCCTGATTGCGTCTAACTGCCCGTTGCAGTTCTCAATGGAGAGAAGCAGCGCAACATTAAGGTTTACGCTGTCGCCAAATGTCATCTTTTCGGGAATGTCAGGGACTACGCAATCAATCAGCAGATTTGCTGGAATGGGAGGATTTTTTACTTTTACTGCCTCTCGCACTATCTGCTGCTTTGCGCACCCCGATAACAGCATTAGCAGGGATATACTCAACAGCACATGCATTGCCTTTGAGCGCATCCTTCACCTCTTCTTGCAGTTTCTGGGCTTTCATTTCAGCTGCAGCACGACGACGCGCTTCAGTTGCCACAATCTTGTTCATTACGCCGATCTGCTCTACCAGGCCATCAATAGAGTTAGCCAGCCCTTCGTTCTTCTGTCCGATGTCTTTAATCTGCTCGGACAGACGACCGTTATCTTCACTGAGCTTTTTGTTATCCGAGGCTAGGCGAAGCGTCAGAAGAATCACAATGACTATCGCTGCTATGGTGATGATCTCGCCTATAGGCCACTTCTTAAGCATTCTTCTGGCTCCATGTGCAAACCTGGTATTCAACATCGCGGCGATTAATTAAGCCTTTCCACTTTTGACCACCTGCAAATACCCAGCGCTTCAGCTCATCGCACGCGCCAGCGTAATCTTTGGCGTTGAGCTTCTTCATAAGCGTTGAATTAATGGCTGCGCTTGCTCCGACGTTATAGGCGAAGGAGTAAATGGCGGCGCGTTGTGTTTCAGTGGTGGGAACCTTGATGGCCGGGTCAACCTGTCTTGCTATGCGAGTCAGATCGCTCTTTGTAATCGCATCGCATTCTTTGTCTGTATATCGCTTTCCGGGAATGATGTCTTTGCCGGTGTGTCCATCACATACAGTGAGAACGCCAACGACATCTTTGTAGGCGACGTATTCCCTGCCCTCAAGCCCTCCCTTTCCGGAAAGCATTGCGGTGGCAATAGCGATTGCGCCAGCACCAATTGCGCCAGCTATTTTATTTCTGAGCGCACTATCCATCAGAGTTCCTTCGGAGCTTTTTGCCCGAGCTCAGCAATCACTCTGGCAGTAGCGGAGGGATTGTCTGTGTCTGTTTTGTTTAGGATGTCCTGCAGGATCTTCGTTCGCTTCATCTGCTCACGCTTATTGAGCCGGTAGGTAAGCACGCCGAGGGTGATACTGAATGCGACGCCAATAATGAAGCCCCAATCCTGCAAAGACAGGCTGGCGAAGAAAGCTGCAAGACCAGCGCTACCATAGGAAGCATTGCTGTATCTCTCATCCATCTTCATGTCTCACCCCCAGAGTTCGGGGATCTGTTCAAAATAGGAATTAACGTGGTTGTTGAGTGAACAAATCCAGGATACATTTTTCGGTAACGTGGTTTGTTCGTGACTAAAGGCATGAGCAGATCAGGCAGGAGGCTGTTAGCGCAGTCTCTTGCCGCCCATCTTCACGAAGCCCAGCCATAGTGCTGGGTTTTCTTTTTTGGCAGCACTCTAATCCGTAGCCACAGATGCACAGAGGGTATTTGATGAGGTCTGGTTGTTGGATATAGAGTGCTTTCAGAAAGGTCGTGCTAGAAATGAAAAAAGCCCCTGCATTTCTGCAAGGGCTCTTATTTTTAACGCTTAACACAAAGCGCAACTATCATTGTTATAAACAATAACCCCATATTCGGGAAAAGTAAATAGCTATTTAGTTACAGCGCGAAGTTGGCTATCAGCCCACGCTTCTTCAGTATCAAATTTAGTTATTAGCTCGTCGTAGAATTTCTTAACTGACTTCTTCCATGTGTCCAGGCTAATTGCATCCGTTAACTCACATACAGCAGAGAAGGCTTCGGTTGATGGAAGTCGTGAATACCCAACACCACCACACCTTTTGCAGTTTGCTATAACAGGTACACCTTGCCTCTTGGTTTCCTCTTCCGATATTGCTTTACCCCTTCCCTTACAGTCTGAGCATGCATTTGATATCTCGCCTTTCCCTTTGCATTTGTGGCATAGCACTTTTACGGGCTCTCTTCGCTCCTCCAGATGTGGATTGCCGATGTATTTCATCGTCATCACCTCTGCATCAATAAACTTATTCCCTCCGCAGAAATCACATGTTCTCTTACTTGCTGAGCTGCGCGAGTAATCCTCAAAGGCATAAGTTGCGAGTATTTGCACAATATCTGACTTAATATTACTTTCAAGTTTACGCAAGGCTGCAACCTTGTCGCACTTCGTCAACCCATAGGCAGTCAGCAGTTCAATAGCTTTCTCACGGTCATTGCTGCTGACACCCATTTTCCCCATAAATGCCGCAAACCCCATCTGGGCACGAGCCTGAACCATTCCTTGTGCAGCCATAACATCAGTGCCCGTCAAAGAATCTGAGGCTGTCGCTCTGGGTGAGTCAGTGATTTGTGTTGATTTCGGGAAGTGATATTTAACGGTATTTTCCAAGTTCATCGCTTGCTACCCCATACATACCAAGGCCAGATAAATGCAGCAATTAACGAGGCAAGGATAAGTTTGTCACTAAGTACCATGCTCTTTCCTTTGGTGTGAACATACTCCGCCGTCATGCCGCCCATGAACGCATAAAAAATAAGGAAAACAGTAATCATCTAAGCTGCCTCCGGTCCTGTTGGCTTGTTATGGCCGAGCCTGTTTACCAACTCCCTCTCACGCTCGTTCAGATAATCAAGAGCCTTGATGTGCTGCTCTGTCATCTCTCTGACACTGCGTAGTTCTGCTTCATCGCGTTCACGCTGATGCTTTACCTGGCTGATGTTAGTTACGCTCATGGCAAATTCCTCGAATGTACTTGTCCAGATGAGCTAACAACGAAACCTGCCTCATCTCTAAAGTTTTTAGCTACCTGATAGGCAATTCCTGCATCTTTAGCTGTGGAATAGTACCCAAGATGAATTAACCTCAAATTAAGGCGTATTTTCGCCTCCCATTTCTTTGTGTTTTTGTGAAAGTTGCACCCCTGATATCCGCTAGTGTTATTTTTTCTTATTGATTGATTCCATGTATTATCAAGGTGGCTAACGTCCCTTAGATTTGAAAATCTATTGTCTGCTCTAACTCGATTAATGTGATCTATGATTCCGCATGGATTATCACCAGTAACATATATCCATGCTAATCGATGAGCTTGATACTCAATTCCGTTTAGTTTTATAACAACATACCCATTATTGTTTATTTTACCTGCAACTTTTCCTTGTCGATTTCGGCCTGGAGTTTTAGCTTTCCATCTAAATACTCCAGTTTCCTTGGAGTAATCAAATACGCTTCTTAGATAAGTGATATCAGTTGTTTTATCACCATTCAT